ACTCAAGCACAAAGTCCTTAATCACCTCCTCGTTTACGTCAGATATGGTGTTGTTAACCACCCTAACAAATACAAAGTTGTTAGACTCAGCTGGGTAGTACTTGTAGAAACCATTGATCCTCAGGTACTCCCTAAATAGGTGAGGCACCAGATCAATCTTGCCCTTGCTTGTCTTGGTCCAGAATGTATTGCTGTCAGCTGTCTCGATGAGGTAATCGATAACGTCTACATTATGATTGGCCTTGACCTCCTTCTCTGGTACACCCTTCTTAAGGTCGTTCTTTATGTTGGTAGTCTTGTCTATGTCCTCGTAGAACTTAGTCCCGTGTGATGCAATGTTCCTATACGCTGACCACACAATCGTGCCTATCTCCTTCTCCATGTCCCCATCGTCATACGACATCAAAACAGACTTGGCCTCCTCTTGTGGTATACCGAACTCATTTAAGGCTGACGCTAGTATGAACAGGTTGTTGTTCCTCTGTCCCTTTACCATGCCGTAGCTCTTGTTCCACCATATGGTTAGCCTCCTTGTTATCTCGTTTGTGTCGTTTATAACAATCTTTGGCCTTACGTATGCAATGTCAGACGAGTCGGAGTCCATCTCTACCCACGTAGATGACAGCTCATTGACGTATATATCCTCGTCATAAGACTCATAGCATACACGTGAAATATTTTTACAGCTAACATCAAACTCGTCACAGTCATAATATTTTTTAAGTGAAGAGAAATACTTCTTGTGGTTCATCGGATCTTTTGGTATGCTAACCAAAACCTTTAGTCCATCACCAGATGGTGACGTGAAGACACAGTAGCTGTACTTATCCTCCATTAGCATTTCCCTCTTATTATATAGGTCTTGCTCATTTTTAAACCCATCAAAGTCTATGCATATAAATCCGCTGTGCTCTATAATCGCATTGTCTGATCGTCTGCTGAATGTACCAGAGAAACATATCGCTGGTAGCTTCTTCTTCTTATCATTCCTCTCGTCCTTGTTAGATGAATTCCTTACATCCATTACCTTGTCCTTCGAGGCACCATTCCTTATCCTATCGATTGCCATTGAGATATCCTTGTAGAACGGCTCAGATGTATCGTTTATGGTCTTGAAGTAAGTTATCATTTGCTTAGTTCTTTCTTTAGTTTGGTTAGGTATAGTATATTGTCCATTTGCTCCTCTATGGCGTGGTCTATCCACTCAGTGACAGACAAATCATCTCTGTCCATAGTGTTATTATACTTCTTAATCCCCTTGATCGATCTTTCTTTAAATCGAAAAATTACAGAGTCGACTATAGTGTCAACCTGACCTTGTGTTGAGTTTGAATACCACATATACATTAAAATTAAATTGATTACTTAAAAAAGAGGGTAGGCCATCCATAACTGCCTACCCAGAGTTTTTCCAAAAATGGTTGGTTAACCACAGAACTCTAACTGTACCTATGAAGTGAAGTCGGGATAGGACTCGAACCCATAATCATGTGACCATCTCACATCCCGACTTATTAACCTAATTCTTTTTCATCATGCTTACTAGCCAGTGGCCGATGAAGATTGGCATTGATATCCATCCTAGACACACACACCATACTATGATGACTAACTGTCCTATGCCATCTGCCAATCGATCATGCATTACACCATACATGAATACTGATGAAAATAAATAATAAAACAACAACATGATTAAAAGGGTAGATCTGCGTCAGTGTCGTTTGCGTCACCTACAGCAATAGCTGGCTCTGGCTTCTGAGTTTCCTCTATCGCCTCTACTCTCCACGCCTCTAAGTTGTTGAAGTACTTGCCTTGGTACTCACGTCCTCTAATACGAAAACATACCTCAACTTCTTGACCCTCAGCGATTTTATCTAACTTTTCGCAGTTGTTCTGCGTCAGCTGAAATGAAATATCTTGTGGATACTTCTCGTCAGGCTCGTTTAATACAAACTCTCGCTTTTGGAATTTGTCTGTGATCTGAACCGTGTCATTGATCACCTTCATCACCCCCCTCATTTTAAATTCACTCATTTGTTTTTTGATTTTAGTAAATTATAATACTCATTTGCATACTTCTCGGCAGCAGCTAGCCGTTTGTCCATCTTGACAATATCATCGCTCGTAAGCTTTACGGGTACTATTGTAGCCCTCAATTCATCTTCTAAGTCCTCCATGTAGTGCAGGCTATCGTGCTCATACTCAGGCTTCAACGCCTCTGGAGTGGTTGTCAATATAAACGCAACCTCGCCATCTGACCAGTCATCACCAGTCATCTTAGTCAGCATGTATAGGTAGTGTTTTACTTGCCACTCATACCCACTATCGTATGCCTTCTTCACCGTTTTAGGAAACGTCTTCTTTGACCATGACGACTTCAAATCGATTACCTTTCTTCTTTCACAATCAACAACATCTGGGTGACCACCCGATATTCCGTGCTCAAGTTCGTAGAAGTTGTCGAACGACTCCTGCTTATGATAGTCCGTGAAGAAGATACGATTGTATATCTCGCATGACTCTGCCTCAACGTCCCATCCCTTCTGTGTCTTTGAGTTGGAGAAGTTCTCCTCGTACTTGTATATCTGCCTATCGATAGTCTCCTCGATTAAAGTCTTGGCACCTGTACTTAGCTCTACCGAGTCTTGCTTTAACTCTAACTTGTCACGTTCTCTTGCTTGTGCCTCTGTCAACTTTATCTTAGATTTTAGTTCAGTAAGCTTTGCTAATTGGATGTCAGTCAGTCCGTCATCGCCCAAGAACAATGGTGCGCATGACGATGATCTAATTCTTAATTTCATTTAGTATCTCCATTTGTTCGTTAGTAATAGTGTACGCCTTCTTGATCTTGTCAATGGTCGTTCTGCCAGACTCCAAGGCCTCGATGGCCTTTGTTAGTTGATCAGCTGTTAGTATAGGTAGCTCCTTCTTTGGTAAAGGTCGGACGCTAAATCGTAGCGCATCAACCAAACCTTGAGGACTCTTTACCTTCTCTGTCATCATTACAATCTGCTTGCCTACGTAGTCTTCTGCGTTGAATGAGTTGAAGAACGTCTCTAGTCGCTTGAAGTTTGACCTGTTGCATATCATTGGCTTGTCAAATTCTTTTAGCTTCACGAAGACCTTGTCCTCCTTGCCCATCTCTCCGACAAATACGTCTTGATATATCCTATCGATTGTTACAACCTTTGGCTCGTATTTACCATTTACCTCCAAGTCCCACGAGCCTAGGTACTTGTTGTCTTTCATTAGATTTCTCCAGTGTGCCATATATATTTATTTAATTAGGGGGTTACAAAGATTATAAAATTTCGCTTAACAGCAATGAATATTTATCTTTTTTTATTAACAATTTTTGTTTTCGTTCCGTGAGCTCGTTAATGTTGTACAAGTCAGAGTCCATCTCAGCGTAGCGTATTAAAGATTCTACCTTCTTAATCTTTCTGTCGCAAACGTCTACATTTAGGTTGTAGCAACCTGCTAGCCATCCGTTGTTCTCGAATACAAGCATCTGAAATTCATCTATCTTTTCGTACTTGTCGTTAGATGTCATCGTGTTCATAATCTCAATGCGATTGTCAGAATCAAACAACTCTATCTTAACTCCGTGGTCTATGTACCACGAGCTGTATCCCGTTCGGTAGATCTTATCTTCCGATGTTAGGTCGTTCCATGATTTATTCTGGTTCATATATATATAAATATTTATTTAATAAAAATAATTCAGTATACACATTCTCTTGGTGTTTAACAACTAATCTATAACCTCCATTTTGTATTTTGTTACAAAATAAAAGATATACACGTTTTCTATCTTCATAGTCAGGCCAAAATGTTGATATTAAAACATCAGACTTTTTATCTATAAAAGTATAATTTGTGTCTCGACCATTAGCGTCTATTACACGCATGATTGTATTAATAGCCTCGTTTTTTGTCTTAAAGACTGAGGAAAATACATCGTCTCCGTTATCTAATCGCACCGAGTCTAAACCCACGAAGTTTTGTGCGAATGATGTTACCGATATTCCTAAGAATAACATCGTTGTTTTAAGTGTTCTCATTTTATATTTAATTTAAGTTAAATTACTAATTCTCCAAATGCAATAATCATATAATACACAAGAAATATAGACGATACCATGGCTATTATCATTAATGGTGCCCCTATAAATCTGTACCTTGAAAGTCGTATTGATAGCCAGCACGATAGCGTGAAGACTGTCATTAATATTAAAAAGTTTGTCATGTCTTAAGTTTTAGTGAATCTTGGACTGCACCCAAGAAGTATGCTAGGGCGGAAGCCCCTCTCTTTTATTTTGTAAATTTTAATCGTGTCCTCTACTATCTCATCGAATACCTTCTCCTCTATCTCGTAGTCCATGTATGGTATAACCTTCTGACCCATCTCGTTTATCTCTGCATTATTAAATAGCTCGTCAAACGATGCAGGTGGTATCGAGTATGCGTACAGCTGTCGGTAGCAGTGCATGATAGCTATGTCTATTTTTTTTTGCTTCATTACTCTAGTCCTAGTTTCTCGATTAGTATTAGTAGTGTCGTGTACTTGGTTTGTAGTCTCTGAGTACTTGGGTCTTTGTATCCAAACTCCAATACCATCTCCTCGTACTCACCCTTTAGCTCTAACATGTAGGCAAGGATTGTTGTTGTCATTTCTTCTTTGTTCATCTGTCTTTAGTTTAATAGTCCATACCATAATCTTTTAGGTCTAGTGGAGAAATATTTCCGCTCTCTAATATGTCAATTAGCCCGTGAAATTGTTTCGCTCCATCAATTCCCATGTCGTTCATATCTTTTATGAAACGATCTGCGTGTTTATTGCAGTACTCAACTGCATCATCTGTTGTCATCTTCTCTCGTTTTTTTATAGTCAATAATAAATCCTATCGCCACAATGATGTTCATGCCACATGACATTAGTATCTCGTGGATGTCAGCGTACACATTCATTGACAAGTGTACGTGACCCACCATCCAAAATGGTATGGATAAGTTTTGGCTCACCCATACCAATAGATACTTTATAAAGTGTTTCAAGGAGCAACCACGAAGTTATATGCAGTCGTGCTTCCAGACATCTTGAACTCATATGTTTCTGATTCACATGTAGTATCATTAATTCTTACCTTTAATGATGAAGCACTTTTAAAGCTAGATAGTATCTCATGTGTTGTCAAATTGTCTATAAAAAATAATGTCTCATTATCATCAGAAACATAACAATCTATAATATTATATTTTTGATATACCCCATTAACCAAGAAAGACATATCTACATTTACAATATCATCACATATGTATACACCGCCAATATAAAAAGATATTTCATTGTTATAATTCTCAAGTTTTAACCATTGATTTTTAGCAACATTAGTATATGCAATCTTATATGGAGTATCAAATCCATTGTCTACTTTTTTGGTTACCCATTGTGCACTTGCTGTATAGCTTAGTGCTAATCCTATTGTCATTAATAAAGTTTTCATATTATAATTTATTTAATTGCGCCTACTCTGTAAGGTTTTCAGCGTCCCCTTTGCACTCGTAATGAATTTAGTTTGAATTAGTTTCCTGAACCAAAAATTGAACGATTGATATCTCTATAGATATGATTGTAGCTCCTATGTCAGTAAAGAACATGTTGAAGTAAAAAGTAGCGTCTTCCTTAGAATTTGCCCATACCTTGTCTACAAATCTATCCTTCCCGAATACAGTGTAGTTGATCTTATATGCTCTCATAATTTACAAATATATATAATGTTATTACTATCGCCAAACTTTTTTAAGGCCTCAGCATAATTCCTTGCGTCTACGTTCACTCCCGAACATAGACCCCTCGATATCTCGAAGCATATGTGGTATGTCGTCATAGCTCTAGCTCTATATGGTTAATAACTTGGTACTCGTAGTCAACGTCATTGTTGTACGGGTATGCTTGAATGATGTAAGTTAGCCACTCCTTCTCGTTCTTAAACTCATGCTTCTGCATGTAGTCAAAGTGTACGTCAAACTTGCCCTCGGCAAACTCGATGGTGTACCACTCGTCCAAATCATCAAACTGGATGGTCTTGGTCTCAACTCCGTAAGTCAAGTCGACATAGCGGAGGATAGGATTGATTTTTGCTTTCATTGGTTTATTGGTTAGATTAAATTTACTCATTATCTGCTCCTCTTCCATTATTAAGGCGGAGCCGTATACATTCATTATTTCATTTGTAGTCATCTGTTCATCTTTCATTAATTGGCTGAATAGCCATTCAACTGCTGTCTGTTCTTTCATTTAGTGTTGGTTTTTAGTGATTAGTGTTGGTTTATGTTGATTTTATGTTGATTTGAAATTCTGTAGCCCTTGGTACTGCTAGGTTAGTGTTAGAATGTTAATTTTTACCCTTCTATAGAGAAAAAAAAATAAATAATATATATATACAGTATATAGTATACTATACACTGCGTTATTTTAATTTCACGCTAGTTTTGTCTTCAAAATCAACATTCCGACACAAAGTCAATGGTAGTAAGGCTTTCAGAAAAAAAAATTAACACTAAATCAACACGGGTTAACACTAGTATTTGTTAAACGATTGATTAATAGGTTGTTAGATGTTTTGATTTCAACACTCACAATCATAGGTCGATTGAATGGCCGTTGTCAATGTTGAAGATGGCCTTCTGATTGTTAATCCTGCCCATCAAGATTGCGTCCAATAGATTGTCCATTACAATTGATACGTCTAGGTACAGCCATCCATCGTCTACCCATCCGCCTATGTTGTTCTCGGGTATAGATAGTTCGAGCCCGTGTATAGAGATGAATTCCTTGATTGTCTGCTCGATCGATTGTCTTGTGTCATCTATTGGTGTCTTGGAGCCTCCCTTCAGACTGACCGCATAGCCAGTTGTTGGTGATGTACCATTTGATAGATTGAATGTAGCTCCACCATTCTCGATGATGGAGTCCACGAAGTCATGTAGGTTGTTCATGGTTACTTAAGTTTAGTGGTTATTATTTCTACTCCTACACCTATAGCGTAAAATATCTCTTCGTTGATGTGCTCGTTATTAAACGCCATGTCTAGTGCTGACATTTTTTGTTTGTCAGTTAAGCTGTCGTCATCTACATCGTGGATGCTCCATAAATTGTCTACGTAATATCCTGCGTTACGTAGTACTTGCTTTGCTTGTTCTGTTGTCATAAGTTCTAGGTTTTAGTTGGTTGTTAAAATTATTTCTGTTAGTATTGAATTAGTCTCAGCGTCATATAGACCTTCTGACATTTCGTTAACTTGATTTACATCGCTATCTTCGTTGTGTCTGTAAGATACTTCGATGGTTGATAAATCATATCCATCATCTATTAATGAATTTAATTTATCTAATAATTCTTGTGCGTTCATAAGTTCTAGGTTTTAAAATGTTAGTTTATCGAATTCAGTGTACATGTCTGCATACTCCATAGGAAATCTATCCTTCAATGCTTGGAGTAAGATATCGTTGTCAAATTCCTCATACCCGTCTCGCTCTGCATTTACGATTGGTTGGATGACCTCAGCTATTTGGTCATCGTCTAGTGTTGTTACTAGGTAGAAGTCCTCTTCTGCCCACGCTGTTGTGTTGATTCTAATTACTCTCATAGGTTCTAGGTTTTTAAAGGTTAGTTACATTTCAATTCCACACTCCATTGCCGACATCTCGTCTATGTCCCCGTTAGGCATGATGATACCTCGGTCTATTAATAGCTTGGCCGTCCGTCCGTAGTGGCCTTGTAGACTCCATGCTGAGCCATCTTTTATTAGTTCAGCGAACAGGTACACCATACCTGCCCCGTCTAGCATACCACATTCGTATGCGATAATTTGATCAATCTTGTTCATAGTTTATAGGTTTTAATAACTCCATAGAGTTAGGTTAGGGTTCTCTTTTATTCTGGCTTTAACTTTAACTATTAGCTTGTCCATAATAGCTATTGTCTTAGCTCCTTTGTATTCAGTGATTTCTCTGTTGGTCTTGCGTCTGTAGTAAGTGACATATACTTTCGTTCTGTCTTCTTTCAATACGCTTAACTCTGCTACTGCATCTGTGATGGTTACACATCCTATCCATATTCTGTCCATAAGTTCTAGGTTTTTAAAGTTCATACTCGTTTCCATCCTCGTCATAATAAACGTCATCGTCTATCTCTTCCCACTCTGTGTAATAATATTCTTCTTGCTCATATGCTTCGTTAAGTATGAATTCATCAGATAGACCTTCCATACCACCACGGCCTCTAAGCCAATCAATTAAGTGTTTCTCATCAGAGAAGTATAATTCTCCATCTCCAACAACAAATCCTTCGTTCATGCCAATTCCTGTGGCATCACATTTTCTTGCATATCTTTCCATAAGTTCTAAGTGTTTATTGGTTATCAAATTGTGCGTTCTCAATTAAAGTTAGTATTTGGTCATACAATTCTGTTACAAAACAACCACCATTGTTACCGAGTCCAAATATGTAAGTGTTTTCGTTAGGTTTTTCGCCTTCGATATTTGATACTGATACTATATAGTTTATGTTTGCCATAAATACAGCTCCATTGGGTCTAGTTAATTGAATGAAATTTTTCATAAGTTCTAAGTTTTTAGTTAGTTAATATTATCCTTTAGTAAATGCAATACCATAGTTTATGCTACGAATAGTCATCCATTCTCTTGCTTCTTTGGTAGTACCAATCATTACTTCTTCACCTGTAGCTAAATCATGGAATTTACCATACTCAATATCGAATACAGATGGATTCATTAGTTCACTATATATTCTATGGATGTCACTATGTTTATTGATGCAATCCATATCATTGTAAGTAAAACCATCCTTGGTTACAGGGCTCTTGTCTAGTCTAAAGAATCCTCCGTTGGTCATTGATGAGCTATAGCTGAAGCTAGTGAATAATCTAAGACCATCGTCTAGAGTATACTCAACAAAGTATCTATCGTATTGATACATATTATCTTTATCAACTTTGTAGAATATTACATTGCTGTATTTGTCTAGCATTCTTTTAATGTTGCTCTCCCATACCTGTGGATTGTAATTACGACCATCGCTGTTGCGAATTTCATCTGCTGTTAAAATGTGTGCTCTCATAAGTTCTAAGTGTTTATTGGTTAATAAATTTAGCTGTGTAATCTCTATCTGTTATTGCTTTGTAGTTGTCAGTATCGAACGGGTTCTTAACTACGTTTCTGAACTCTCTACCATTAGGCATGCTGTATTCGATGACATATCCGTGTACAGGTGAATAGTTTACAAAGTATCCATCCCTGTCCGCTTGATTTCTGAACACCTGTACCTCGTCATTTTGTACAAGTAGCTGTACCTCTCTCATAGTAAAGTCTACGAGGATTGTCTCGTGCTCTAGCACACACTCTAAGGTGATGCGATTGCCTACTATCTCGTGTACCTTATGGTCACTACCTTTCATGTCTCTGTGGTTTACATTTACGATTGCTCTCATGGTTTCTAGGTTTTAGTTAGTATAAAAAAAAAGATTTTGTTGACACTTCCTCGTGAGTGTATTCCGATACAAAATCTAATAAAAATCTTAAGCAATCGATAGGTGGTTTCAAATGTGTACTTCTTCCTTTGCTAGCCAACACATTCTAGATACTTTTTTTGGTTTGCATTAGTATCCATTGCAATCAATAATGATGGTACCATGCCCCATCACTAGGCATTATCTCTCTGCACTCAGTTGTAATACAATTACCTATGAACAGCATCACCTGTTTTATAGTATTGTAAGAGGTTCCTTTTAAAATGGGGAATCGAACCCCATAACATTACCATCTTGCTTACTCCACTTTCAGCAATGGACGTTACGATATTATTACAACTTCTCACCCTTGGTTTTTACAAACATACTCTTTTTAAATCTGATCAGATGACCCTCCTCGTACTTGAGCAGGTCTTCTAGCTTATCTCTATCAACGTCAATTATTCCGTGTATAGGATGCTTGATATCGTTGATGCCCACAAAGTTAATGTTGCGGATTAATTGCTCTCTGATGGTTATCTCTCTGATGTATCCATCGGTCTTGTGGAATCCAATGTTGTTCATTCGCTCGTTCATAATTTCTATTTTTTAATAATGTTAAATACTCCATACTTGTGGCTTCCTTGAGCCATTAATTGATTTTTCTTCCAATAGCACAATGCCATATTGGGAAAGTAATAGGTCTCACATATAGTCGAGCCATTAATTACATATTGCAGTTGATATATCATGGCTTTGTATTTAAGCTAATAGTGACATATATAATCATAAATAATGATAAAATCATTAAGCAAACACCGATATATGTTGTTATATTATCCATTTCTTTTTTTTTTAGTTAATTATTAATTATTGACCGACAGCATAGCGTTCGTTAAATTGCTCTTGAGTTACCTCACTATTTTCGATGCCCAAGTTGAATGCTACCTCTGTTACGAATTCTCCGTTGTCGGGATTCAATATGCTGTCATTCCAATTACCTGTGCATGTTTCGGTTTCTTTGACCATAGCGCATCCGCTTAGGATGATTGTTGCTATTAAAATTGATATCGCTTTCATAGGTTTTAGTTTTGATAAAACGCCTCGTCAAACAGGTAGTTATAACGATTAGTTATATAGTTAATAAAATTGTTTAAGTGACCCTCGTTTGAGAATTTTTTCTTCATAACGACCTGCTTTCCGCTGATGTTTATGAACGTCAGTACTACCTCCATGCTCTTACTCTTAAGCGGTTAGTTCGTACTAAGATTCCCTCGTTGTAGAAGCCCCAAATCTCGAAGGCTCCATCAATCATGATGATTTTACTAGTCATAGTTTCTAGGTTTTAATTGGTTAAGACGGCATCTCGTGAATGCCGTTTCGACTATTAAAGTCGTCGTCAGTTAACCTTTAGATAGAGCAGTGAACACCGATTGTGATTACATTGTGGATGATGACTACTACTAATAAGATAATACCGCTTAATAAAACGATAGGAGCTGTTACATTATTCATTTGATAGGTATTTGTTGGTTAGTGGTGCAGTAGGTATCGCTCCTATTAATAGTCATTCTAACTGCACCTGTATGTTGTTACTTGCACCACGCTTATATAGATGGAATCGAACCATCACAAGTATATTGTTTTGTTTTGGCGGGAGCGTTAACACTCGTTCTCCCCTATCGTTTTTGTCTTGCAATCACTCTCTATGCCTCACTCTTTAAACATCTATCTATGTATCACCATAGCCTACCGACATTAATACCCTCGACATATACCATTTTGCATCGTGTACCTTTCCAATATCTAACATTTTTGATTTAAGCATTCATGTTCATTCTTAGTAGACTAATATTCCGTGCCCTTAATACTTTCATCTAGTCTATGTCATAATGACTGCTAGAACTAAGAGTCTTGTTGTTCATCCCCATGTGTGTCGCTTGTAAATCGCTGTTGGCTCGTTTGCCTTACATACTTATAATGCTATTTGTTTATAAATGTTACACTTTGTGTGAAAGTTTTTTTTCATTTGACAGGTTATTATTGTAAATATATGATGTATATCGTTGTGTATCAACAAGTTACAGAGGTAAAAAATAATTGAAAAAAGTTTGTTATTTTTTTGTAACTGATGTTGTTACCCCCTCACTACAGCCGTGCGATTGGTTCAGATGCATTCCTTTTGGTCGGTCGACATGTCGACAAATCGATTGGTCTCAATGCGTTTCTATTTAACATAATGCAAATTATAGTACAACATTTTTGAGCGGTAGGTCGGTCGGCCTATCGGTCGGTCGGCTGATAGATGGTCATCAGAGGTAGCACAGCTGTAGTGGTAGCGGTGGCTGTAGTGGTATCGACTGCACAGCGGAGGTGCACAGCTACGCCCTAGGAAAAGCTAGAAAATTCTGACTCAATAGACCAAAAGGTAGACCCCCCCCTTCGATTTCAAATCGTTTTCCCTTTGGGCTGGCTCACGTCAGATGGGCCTATTACCCAAAACCTACACATATCCAATCATATTTTTTCATATCTTTGTATCATGGAAGTATTCATAGAAAACAGAATGTCATTTGGTTTAAACTTAGGTTTTGAATTATTCCAACCAGACGAACTGTATGACGACTATGAGCTAGAGATTAATTTGTTAATAATAAAAATAATAATAGTATGGCACTAAAATTTGGTAGAAGTACCGTTAAAACTACAAATCCACCAACAGATATTACTGTTAAACAAGAAAAACAGACACGTCCAAAGACTCCAGAGCGTATTGCTAAAGAGTCTAAGTACAACGCTGATTTAGAAGTATACAACAAATCTAAAGCTGATCAGTCTTCTGCTGAAGCTGAATACTCATCCAGTATGGGTAAGTATAACAAGAACATGAAGACGTACAATGAGATGCTTAAGACTGGAACTCCAATTCAAAGTCAGTGGGGAGCAAGTTTAAATAAAGAACAACTGGCTAGGGTTAATGCTGCAAATCAGAGATCTAATCCAGGGATGCTATCATCTTCAAGAATTAGAGTACCAAAGGGAGGAGATCCAGAATCATTTACAAAAGATAGCGAAAATAATACAACTAAAGGACTTGGATTGCATTTACCTGAGTATGTAAAACCACAAGTTCCATCAAAGAGACAGACATCATCTGTTTCGGAGCCTGTTCAGGATTGGGAGGAAGACTATCTTCCAACAATGAAAGTTACAGGAATTTCAACTAAAAAAGGAAAGTTAATACCAGCAAAAGAGGATGTTACATGGGAGGCTCCAGTAATGACAGAAAAAAAGGGATCTCGTATGGGATACACTAAAATAAAATCAGGCGGTGAAACTGGTGTTGAGGGAGCGGCACAGCCATTTAATAAAAAGGCTGTTGGACCTAATAAAATAAAATACAACACTGAGCAACGAAGGTCTGCTGCATACTACGGAGACAACACTTCAACAGGTGAAAAAATAACAGGTAAAACTGAATCAGAGTTGCGTCAGTTGAAGAAAGAGACAAGAGGAGAAGCTGGAAAAATGTTAAAAGAGGGTCGATTTGGAGATGCATTAACAATAGGAAAGGACCTTTCTCAAATCAAAAAAGCAACTAGATATGCTAAAGATGCTGACTTGTCTGTAGGTTCAACAACAGGAGTTACTATGGAGGGTCAAGGGTCAAATCTACGTTACTTTACACCAGAGAAAACTAAAAAGGTTACTCAAGACGGTAGACAGGCAATGGGTGAGGGTGCCATGGCTGGATATAAAGAATTTCAGACTCAAGAAAAGGGGAAAGCTTTTAGAGCTCAGTCTGAAAACGCAGCCAATAGAAATAACATGTCAAAAAAACTTGCGGACGTTGCCACCGCAGCAGCTACACCAACTAGTTCTTTTTCTACATCCGCTATTACTAGAGGACAGATGAAGGATAAGTTTGCAACAGCAAACCCAACCGCTACTCCAAGACAGGTTCGGCAAGGAGTTCGGGCAGAAGCTGCTGCAAACAGACAGATAATTAAAGCTGTAGTATCAAAACAAAAGGAAAAACAATAAAAATTACCCACCAATCGGTGGGTTTTTTGTTTTATATGATAAAATTTTACTAAATTTGACCAAAATATAATCAAATGATAGTAAAACAAGTCTATTTTGGCGATGAAGGCCAGAAAAAATTAAAAAACGGCATTAAAATTATCGCTGGGGCGGTAAAAAGCACATTAGGTGCCAGAGGTCGGACGGTATTAATAGAGTCAGAGAACCATGTAGGTGGTATCACCGTAACAAAGGACGGTGTGACGGTTGCAAAGTCGATCAACCTGTACGACCCGACCGAGAACTTGGCCGTTATGATGATGCGTCAGGCTGCTGACAAGACATCCACCGTTGCTGGTGACGGTACGACCACGTCAATCGTGTTGGCAGAGGCTATAATCAATGCGGCAGACGAGCACGTTGAGTCAAACACCAACGTGATAGAGGTGATACGTGAGATCAACGACATAACGGCATCTGTTGTGGCTAGACTTGGCAAGATGAGCAAGAAGGTCAGCGGCAAGAAGCTATATGACGTGGCATCGATCAGTGCAAACAACGACAAGCAGATCGGCAAGATGATATCCGATGCATTCAACGAGGTTGACATGGTTACCGTGGAGAACAGCATGAATTCTGAGACTCATGTAGAGATTATTAGTGGCATGAAGATAGACCGTGGCTACACGTCTAAGTACTTCATCAACGACCACAAGAAGCAGGAGTGTGTGTTAGACAATCCATACGTACTGATCACAGATCACGAGATAAACAACCTATCAAACCTAGAGTCTATACTTGCACCAATTGTTAGCCAAGGAAGGTCGTTATTGATCATAGGCACGCTTGGCCAGAACGCAGTGAATACATTAAACGTGAACGTAGCACAGGGCAAGATTAAGGCGTGCAACATTATACCACCATCGTTTGGATATAGGAAGAAGGATCTGCTAGAGGACCTGGCCGTTGCGCTTGGCGGTACGTACCTATCTGAGGACACTGGAGACGACTTAACGCTTATTTCTATGTCTGACCTAGGAAGGGCATCTAAGGTCGTTGTGAAGAAGAATATGACGGTATTTATGAACACATCAGAGATGAAGGATGCTATCGACATGAGGGTAGCTGACCTGAAGCACCAGGTGTGGGAGACCACAGACGCAAACGACAGAGAGTTCTTAAAGGAAAGGATTGCAAACATATCTGGAGGTGTTGGCGTTATATATGTTGGTGCACTTAGTGACATCGAGCAAAAGGAGAAGAGGGACAGAATCGATGACGCTGTGTGTGCTGTGATGGCTGCGATGGAGGATGGGATACTTCCTGGAGGAGGTGTTGCACTATTGAACTGTTTAGACTTGGTGATGGGCGACAGCATAGCTCAGAACATAATGTTCGATACGTTGAGCGCACCATTTGATCAGATACTTATAAATGCAGGCAAGGACCCACATGCTATTAAGCTAGAGTTGGCAGGCATGGGCGAGGGCTATGACGTAAAGAACGAGGTGTACGGTAACATGATGAAGATGGGGATTATAGATCCAACGAAGGTTACTAAGAACGCACTGCTTAACGCTGTGTCTGTGGCAACAACAATTATGAGTACAAACGCAATTATAACAAACATAAGAGACTATGAAGGTTCTAAATAAATATATTATCGTTGATAAATTAGTAGAAAAAAAGACCACCTCGAGTGGTCTTATAATGAGCGGAGATGAGTACAAGGACATGCGCTACCAGTACGGTAATGTCATAAACTTTGGCCCTTTAGTTTCTGGTATGGAGATAGGGGACAAGATAATGTTCGACAGGGTGTCTGGTCACGAGGTCATTATAGAGAACGATAGGATGTTCATTCTTCAAGAGAAGGATGTTGTTTGTGTTCTTTAGCCTCCTTATTAATTCTTTTTATTGCTATGGCTAGAGTCTTCTGTGCGAATGTAGCGTTAGGTCTGAACACGATGTTCCTTCTTGGCGATTCGGGTATAGGCTCTAGCCCCATTAACTTTCTGTAGATACTGGCTACCATCTTCTTAGCCTTGAACGACAGCTCGTACATATCGTACTCTCCCTTTCTACGTTCTCTCCACTTTGATATAAATCCGTCACGCAGCAGTTTATCAAATCTTGCACGATCCCAGCTCATAAATTTAGAGTACTCATGGAATTTAGATCTAGTGAACAAGTTCTCTGTATATAAAAACATTAGCATGTCCATATCTGCCTGTGACTTTATGCCATAGTTGTGTATGGCCCACTTGCGTATTATACCCCAATTCTTCAGGAAGTCATACCTTACTTCCTTTCTTTGATATATTTTTTCTTTTCTTTTACTTATTACTTGTTTTATATTTGGAATCATTTGATTATATTTGTGCTTAGAAAGCAAAGTTATGAAAAATAGAACTACATCTGTTACTACTGGCCCAAAAAAAATGGAAAAGACTACTGGTAACTCTACTCCTCCTCCGTTAATTCAAGCACTTATACAGAAGGTAGAGAGTGATAGATTAAACTCTATACCATTTAAGAACTCTTCTATTAACGTATTTGATAAAAAACGTTACGATATATCTAGAGAGTTTGATGGACAAGAGGTACCTGGATCATTGACTGTTAGGCCTACCATTTCTGGCGGCACTGTCGAGACAGAGAGATTTGATATACCTGGAGCTGGAACAAATATGTCTAGAACTAGAATGAACGCTGAGGGTCAGCCTATGCGAAGGGTTGTAAGAGATAAGAACATTAATCAATAAAAACAAATAAAAATGAAAGCAAAATCAAAAATGGTTGCAGAAAAAAAGACTGGTGAAAAATATGCATCTAAGCCAGCGATGAAGAAACACGAGAAGATGGAGGGTAAGAAAGAGATGATGAAGGAGTACGGAATGAAGGCCGCAATGGCAAAGATGGCAAAGAAGAAGTAGTGATTATAATTAAGAGACACAAGGGCCTTGGTGATACTATAGCAGCTATCACCAAGGCAACTGGTTTAGATAAGCTAGCTACTGAAGACTGCGGATGCAATAAAAGAAAAGAGGCATGGAATAGTCCAGACCTATTAATAAATAAAATATTCTATGGGACAGAGCAAGACATCAAAGTTTTACGCAGAGAATCCGAAGGCAGCGGAGAAGAGGCGTGAGTACCAGAGGGATTTAAACAAGACAGAGGTTCAAAAAAAGTACAGGGCCGACCACAATAAAGCAAACAGAAAGGCAGGCACATATGGCAACGGTGACGGTGTGGATATGAGTTCAACAAAAAGTGGTAAATTTGTAAAAGAAAAAGCAAGTATAAATCGTGCTCGAAACGGATCTAACGGAAAGAGTACAAAGAAAAAATAGTAACTTTACAAAAAAAAATAATTATGCCAGTAACAATACCAGCAGGAACAAAGTTTGAGGCTATTAAGTCTACAACTAATGTAAACAGACGATCAGCGTTAGTAAACGCTAACGATCTAACCTATACCATCGAGGACATTGCTGCTGCGGCAGGAGGTGCTAAAGTAGCACAAGTTGAAATCACACAAGCTGAAATATTAAACGCTTCAGGATTTTTAAAAGTATTAGTGCCTTCTGTAACTAATAAAATACTAATACCTATATCTTTAGCTGTATACAGAAAACCAGGTGGTACTAACTATACCATTTTTAATTCAATAAGGTTACACACAATTATTGGGTTTAATTCTTCAAGTCTTGGTAATACAGCAGACGCTGCTTTTTCAGGCTCAACAGAAGGCTCTTTAGCGTTAACTTATGCTTTGTCACTTATTAATAATTTATCACCAAATAATAATTTGTCTTTAGTTTCGGGAACTGTATCATCTCCAAGTACAATTTCAGGAGGAACAGGAGATTTAATTGCTTACATCACTTATATAGAAATAGATACTAACTAATAAATAAACGCATTAAAAACTATAAAAAATAAAAAGATGGCATATCAAAAATTACAAGTATCAAGAGTTAGCGCAGTAGTAAATAGCGACACAGTTGACATTCCATATGTTGGAGATCCGTCATCTGTTTGGCCGTGTATATTATATTCTGGGTCTGGTGGTAACATAAGAGTTATGACCGCAGGTGGTGATGACGCATTATTTGTGGGTGTACCTGCTGGGTCATTTGTACCCGTACAGGTTATAAGAGTATTTGCTACAGATACAGATCCTACTGACATTATGGCTTGTTGGTAAGATGTCTATATCTGCCTCCATATCAGCTAGTGTTGGATCAACTCCAATTATTGATAGGCGACCAAGTGAGCCTGTTAATATTGATCCTCCTGTATTATCAGGTGATTTTTTAGTAGGGAATGTAGTTGCATGCAGCGAAGGTACATGGACAAACGATCCATTTGATTTTCAGTACCAATGGTACAGAGACTCAGTAGAGATAACGGAGGCTAATAGGCCTGATTACTTATTAACTGGGGACGACAGAGGAACGACCATTAGTTGTCTTGTAACAGCTACTAATGATTTTGGTAGTGGATTTCGGTATAGCAATGAAGTCTTTATAAATCGATAAATATATTTTTTATAATGACTGGAAAATTCAGTAATCAAGGCGATATAATACCAGCTGGGACTATACTACATACGTGTCCGTTAAACAATATTACTGAAATTACATACATGAGGTTTAACAACTCAGTTAACAACTACATCATAGATGTGTATAAGTATGACAGCTCTATATCTACAAATATAAACCTTTATAGAAAGAGTCTAACACTCGGAGATACTATTACTGATAGCATGTTGTACGTATTAAATCCTGGTGACTATATATACGTAGAGTGCAGTGTATCTGATACGACATACATTATAACTGGTCAAGACATGCCAAATATAAACATGATACGATAATGCAGGTAGTTGATGCGAATGGCAACATGTATGGCGATGACAATTTAGAGATAAATGACATCAACGGTAAGCCTAAGACTACGGGTGGTGGTGGTGGTAGTGTTACGTCAGTAGGCACAACTGGATTAATATCAGGTGGGCCAATTACAACTACAGGAACCATCAGTACGTCTATGAATACCAATAAACTTGTTGGTAGAAGCACAGCAGGAACAGGTATAATGGAAGAAATTACTGTTGGTTCAGGTCTCACATTATCAGCAGGTACATTAACAAACACTGCAACACCTACACCACTTGGATATTATGGAGCTTGGCAAGATAATTTAATTCAAACTGCTGCTGCTAGTAATACAGGATATGCAATGATTTATAGAGTTGCTGATATTACTCCTAGTGGTATATCAATTGTTAATAATGGCAGTGGAAATCCTACAAGAATAACATTCGCAAATACAGGTATATATAACATTCAATTTTCTTCACAATTTCAAAATCTAGCTAATTCTCCACAAGATGTAACTATATGGTTAAGAAAAAATGGTACTGATGTAGCAGGGAGTTCAGGAGTTGTAGGAATGGAGGCAAGAAAAAATCCAGGTGATCCATATCACACAATAGTAAGTTGGAATTATTTATTAAGTGTAGTTGCAGGAGAGTACTATGAATTAGTATGGAGTACAACAAACCATACAAACGTAGAAATGCACTCTTATGCAGCTGGTTCTCCTCCTCCATCAGCAGCATCAGTTATTTTAACAGTTACACAACAATCTGGTATAATGGCAGGTACAGGCATTACTGCACTTAATAGTTTAACTGGAGCTGCTCAAACATTTGGTAACGACACGAATGTTACTATGGTATCATCTGGAACTACTCATGCAATTACATGGGCTGGTACTCTAGCTGATAGTAGGATAGCTAGTGCATCAACTTGGAATGCTAAACAAGATGCGTTAGTTAGTGGTATAAACATTAAAACAATAAACTCTACCTCATTGTTAGGAAGTGGTGATATTGCTATCTCAAGCAGTTTAACCGTAGGTACAACTCCTATAGCTTCAGGTACTATTGGTAGAATATTATTTCAAAATGGCAGTAATTTATTAGGACAAGACTCAGACTTATTTTGGGATAACACGAATAAGAGGTTAGGGGTAGGTGCAACTCCTAATACTTCCACTAGATTAGATGTAAGATCTCAGGGTGCATTAATTACTGATGTAGCATTTAGAGTTAGAAATAGTGCAAATACTGCTAATATATTAACAGTTAATGGCAAAGGACAAATTTGGGCAAATGGCTCAGGAGCAATAGGCACAAATACATCTTTTGGCGAACTTGCATTAAACTCAAACACAACAGGTACAAATAACACTGCGTTTGGGTATAATGCAGGAGAATTAAATTCAACAGGAATATATAATGTTTTTTTAGGTTACGGGGCAGGGCAAAATGGAACAACGGCAGCATCTAGTATTTTTATAGGTACAAATGCAGGGCAAAATTCAAATGCTAACAATGGTATATTTATAGGTCAGTCAACAAGTTTAACAGGGGGCTTAGGTACGGTTTCCATTGGGTATGTAGCAGGTGCAGGAACAGGTACTCACAATGTATCTTTAGGTTATCAATCAGGGGTAGGAATGACAACTGGAAGTACTAATATTCATATAGGATATAGAACAGTCACAAGTGGTATTACAACTGGAAATTATAATACTTTAATTGGTGGGGAGTGTGTTGTTGGTGCAGTATCAAACACCGCAGTTTTATCAGATGGACAAGGTAACATAGCTATAAGAAAAGATGCTAACAATTTTGTAGGGGTAGGATATACAGGAATTGCAACATTAGGTGCAAAACTAGATGTAAGAGCACAAGGTGCACTAAGTACAGATTTAGCTTTTAGGGTAAGGAATAGTGCTGGTACTTTAGATATAATAAAAGCACAAGGAGATAATGAAATAAACATTAGGGCTAATTTATCGCTAGGTAATTTTGCAGCAGGCTCAACTAGAAAAGTTTATGTAGTTAGAGATGCTGAGACTTTTGGTATTGATGTTGCTTGGGCAGGAGCTACTACTACAGGGGCAAGAATAACTAATAGTGGTACAGGAGCTAACACAGCATTATTGGTTAATAGTTTTAATGGCACTAGCAATTTAGCTATAGCAATTTCAAATGGTGATATATCAATGTCAGGAACTGCGGGAACTAAAATAGGAGTAACAACTGCTCAAAAAATAGGTTTTTGGAACGCAACCCCAATAGTACAGCCAACAACAGCAGTAGCTGCTGCTACATTTGTAGTAGGAGCAGGAACGGCAGTAAACACTGCGAGTACTTTTGATGGATATACATTAAGTCAAATTGTTAAAGCATTAAGAAATACAGGTATATTAGCATAAAAAATAAAACTATGAGCATACAAATTAAAGCAACAAAAGACAAAGAAATTCTAATAGCAGGAACTGAGTACAAACTTAGTGAGGTTTATGGTAGATTAGAGTTTGCAGCAAGAGCTAATGGAACTACTTTAGAGATATCTACAGCTACTTATGTAAGCAAAGAAACTTACGAACAGGGTATGTTATTATATACTGATATAACAGCAGGTAATATAGTAGCTACACTAGAACCAGGTGAAATACAATCTCTAGAGACTGCTGAGAAGTATGCTAAGTTGGGATATGAGCAATTAGGATACGAGGTAGTTATAAATTTAGTGTAATTCTTTTTCGCTATCTTTGTATCTATGAAGTACTTACCAATATTACTTATATTATTTTCTTCTTGTTCTCTTGAAAAGAGACTTGCTAAGTACTGTCCACTGTGCGTTCAAAAGGATAGCACATCAGTAGTTACTCAAGTTAGAGACACTACCATTACTATTCCTGGAGAGACGGTATATATTCAGGACACACTATACTGCGACTCACTTGGTAATATTATTTCAAAGCTTGGAGATAAGCTAAGAGATAATGACGGAAAGATAATTACGCTAGAGACAAGGTTAAGGAATAATGTTTATACTTCTAAGGCTAAGGTGCACACTATTTATAAGACTATAAAGGGCAATGATATTATAAAAACCAAGATTATAACGAAGACACTTAAGCCAGAGAGAATAAAATTTATACCATGGTGGGTAAATTTCTTAGCTGTGCTTGGTGGTATTGTATTCATTATATTATTAGTGTATATAGTAATAAAAATTATTAAAAAAACATTAATGCCTATATAATGAGAATACAACTAGCTATACTGTTAACGACAATACAGAAATCAATAATACAATTGTTAACGGTAGTTGGTGCCTTCTTCCTTCCTATATCTGGCATCTTATTTTTAATTGGTTTTGCTATAATATTAGACACATTGACTGGAATATGGAAGGCTAAGAAGTTAAAGATAGCGATTACATCCAGGAAACTTTCAGCTATTATCTCTAAGCTAATGCTATACGAGGTGGCTGTAATTGGTTTCTACTTGATAGACTACTGGATCCTTAATGATATCATTATGAAATTTTTCTCAGTACCACTAATGCTTACAAAAATCCTTTCACTAGTACTAGTAAGCATCGAGTGCATCTCCATATCGGAGAATTATAAAGCTGTGAAGGGCATCGACATATGGTCAAGTTTCAAGAATTTACTGCAAAGATCTAAAGAAATTAAACAAGATATAGATGGAGTTAGATACAACAAAGATAATTCAGAGTCGTCTATCTGACGATCAGTATTTTCAAGACATTCACAAAAAAAAACAAATCTACTTACACCACACGGCTGGTGGAGGAAATGCAGTTTCGGTTGCAAAATACTTCCAACAGAAGGAGGGGCGTGTAGCTACTGCATTTGTTATTGGTGATAAGGGTGCAATAGTGCAGTTATTCTCATCAAAGCATTGGGCATACCACCTTGGTTTGAAGCCTGAAGTTTTTGCAGAAAATGGCGTAGATTATAGAAGCTTAGATAAAATTTCAATCGGTATAGAAATCTGTAATTATGGTCCACTGACTAAAAGAAACGGGTACTACTATAACTATGTAGGTGGAAAGGTAGATTATACACAGGTAACTATTTTAAAGAATAAATACAAAGGCCACATCTATTGGCAAAAGTATACAGACGAGCAGATTGAGTCTACAAGACAGCTTCTCGTTTACTTGTGTGATACTTATGGTATATCGAAAGATTATAACGACTCTATTTTTGATATTGATAAGCGTGCACTAAAGAGTGAGAATGGTATATTTACACATAACTCAGTTCGTCACGACAAGAGTGATATTTACCCTTGTCCTAGGATGATCGAAATGCTTAAAAATTTATGAAAATAATAAGTCATTGGCCAAAAATTTCTTTTGGACTAGTTTATTTTAAATTAGTATTGGGACCTATTAGGTTTTTATCTTTGGATATAGACTTGTATAGGAAATTTTATTCATTTACTTTTCTTAACTTTACAGTTAGAAACAGATGAAGAAACAATCAGAGGTTAGGACAATGGTGAAAAGGTTTATTAGTAGACCTGGGATTCACGCTAAAACAAAAACATCTAAGATGAAGTCATCTAAGAACTATAAGAAACAATATAAAGGTCAAGGAAAATGAAAGTACAAAATTATAACATAGTTGCCCCAAGTATAAACGACACTGTCTTTGGTACAGCAAATGGCGACACGGCAAATTTTAATGTTCAAAGTCTTTTAGCGTTAAATTCAGTTCCATTGATAAACTCTACTGCAACATTAACTGCGGCTACCATATCAAGCACAAACACATACTTTACATCAGCAACTCCTGGTGCTAGTTTTGCAATAACAATGCCTACAGCTAGCTCATCAATCAATGGTGCTAAGTACGTTATTATGTCTACAGCTACACGTGCAACTACAACATGGATCACTCCTGGAGCAACAGCTATACTGGGTGCACCAGCTACACTAACAGCAAATACCCCTATTTGTTTTCAGTACGACAATGATACTACTAAGTGGTATATATCTATGTAACGAATTTTTACTATATTTGTAACAAATTAAATTAAATAAAATGGAAGATAAAAAAATCTCAGACGAAGAGTTAGATAAACTTAGGTCTTTAAACCAGTCTTACAAAGACTTAAAATTTCAAATAGCTGACATAGAGGTAACATTCTATCGTTTAAAGAGTCAGAAAATCTCTACTATCGCCAATCTAGAAACATCTGCGTTTGATCTTTCATCTTTTCAGGATGAACTGATTACAAAATACGGTGCAGACATCAAGATTAATCTTCAAACAGGTGAATATAATTAGAAAAATATCTATAGGTCCAGATTACATGAAGTGCATGCACTATGTAGTTGGACAGGAAGTCTTAGATAGGACGTATAGAATTGAGTCTATACTGTCAGAGAAAGACGGGTCTATATGTATATGGATAATTAAGGATGGAGAGATAATAAAGTGGAAGCAGTTCTCCAACACAATGCCAATTTCAATAGAATTTAAAATTGATTTTTAATGAAGTCACCCTACTGTTTCATCATCAAACCATTTGATGGGAGACGGTATGATAACTTAAGGACGTATGGTGACATAAGCTTCATCATAAGTTCTTCTCAAGATGATCATACTGTGTCTAATAGATTCGCTATAGTTGAGTCTGTTCCTATATACTATGACGGACCTGTGATGCCAGGAGACCTAGTAGTTGTTCACCATAACGTATTTAAGTTTTACCATGACATGAAGGGCAGACAAAAGTCTAGCTGGCATCACCTTATTGATGACTATTTCATTATTGAACCTGAACAGATGTACTTATACAAGAGAGGTACTGAAGACTGGAAGGCCACACCACCATTTTTATTTGTAAAGCCAATAGACTCTGAGGATAAGATGTTTACTAATTTAGGTAGATTTGAAGAACTTTGGGGAGAGATAGTATACAAGAACGATGACTTCACTTCGGCAGATGTTGGTGACGTGGTGTCATTCACACCAGAGAGCGAGTACGAGTTTAATATAGATGGAGAGATGCTTTATAGAATGTATAATAAGAACATATGTCTAAAAAAATAGAGATACTAGAGGCTGGTAAGGCGGCAATTGATGAGCTTATTAAGGTGCTTAAGTCTCCTATAATAACTCACGCTGAGGACGATCTATCGGCAGACAAGTTGAAGAATGCTGCTGCATCAAAGAGGCTTGCATTTGAGGATGCATTGTCTATGTTATATAAGATAGAGGAGGAGGAGAACAGAGAGAATGACGTTCCAGTAAAGGACATAAGTATGCAGGGTTTTGCCGAGGGAAGGGCTAAGATAAAGAATGGAAAATAGACTATATAGTGTAATCACAGACTACATTCCAAAGGGTGTAGTATCTACAAAGAACAAGTTTAAGACTTGGGACTATGGATACAATAGTGACTACGATGTAATAGTTATATCTAAGGATGGAACCATAGGTGAAATATACGAAGTAAATAGTATAAAGATTGCTTTACCACCAGCACCAGCAGAGATTGATAACACAAATAATAGATGGTCTCCACATGAGTACGACAAGGACTTATTAAGAATAAAGACAATATTTGACTGGAATAGGAGAGACAATAAATTTAAGTCTCAGTACATAGACTATATAGAGAGAGAGTTTGACAGACGTGACTCTGGTTATTGGTTTATGAATAACAATAAGAAGACATACATAACGGGTACACATTATATGTACCTACAGTGGACCAAGATAGATGTAGGTCTTCCAGACTTTCGTGAGTCAAATAGAATATTTTATATATATTGGGAGGCTTGTAAGGCTGACAATAGGGCGTTTGGTATATGCTATCTAAAGAATAGACGATCTGGATTTTCATTTATGTCTTCTGGAGAGGTATGTAATACTGGCACGATTGTTCGTGACTCTCGTATAGGCATACTCTCAAAGACTGGTAATGATGCCAAGAAGATGTTTACCGATAAGGTAGTCCCAATAGTTAGAAACTATCCGTTCTTCTTTAAGCCTGTGCAGGATGGTATGGACAATCCAAAGACAGAGCTATCATTTAGAGTTCCAGCCAGCAAAATTACAAGAAAAAATATTGACGAAGAGAAGAACAACGACATAGATGGACTTGACACCACTATTGACTGGAAGAATACAGCTGACAATAGCTATGACGGTGAGAAGTTACTTCTGCTTGTACATGACGAATCTGGTAAGTGGCTTAAGCCTGAGAATATATTAAACAACTGGCGAGTAACCAAGACGTGTCTTCGATTAGGTAGTAGGATTATAGGCAAGTGTATGATGGGATCAACATCTAATGCACTGTCAAAGGGTGGTGACAACTTCAAGAAACTTTATAACGACAGCGACCCTAGAAATAGATCTGCAAATGGTCAAACAAAGAGCGGTCTGTATTCATTGTTCATTCCAATGGAGTGGAACTATGAGGGGTATATTGATGAATTTGGATGGCCTGTACTAGAGGATCCATCTAAGGCAGTAATAGGAATAGATGGAAACAAGATACAAAATAGCGTTATAACATATTGGAACAACGAGGTGTCATCATTAAAGTCTGACGCTGACGCATTAAACGAGTTTTATAGACAATTTCCTAGAACGGAGTCTCATGCCTTTAGAGATGAGTCCAGACAGTCTATCTTCAATTTGACGAAGATATATCAACAGATAGACTACAATGACTCTTTGATAAAGGAGAGATTCCTGACTAGGGGGTATTTTCACTGGTTAAATGGTGAGAAGGACTCAAAGGTGGTATGGACCCCAGACCCAAAGGGTCGTTTTAATGTGTCTTGGGTTCCAGAGGTATCTCTAAGAAATAATGTGATAACTAGAAATGGCAAGAAATACCCAGGTAATGAGGGCATGGGGGCGTTTGGATGTGACCCATACGACATATCTGGAGTAGTTGGTGGAGGTGGATCGAATGGTGCACTTCACGGTATGACAAAGTTCCACATGAACAATGGTCCAACTAACGAATTCTTTTTAGAGTACGTTGCTAGACCACAAACAGCAGAGATATTCTTTGAGGATGTCTTGATGGCTTGTATCTTTTATGGTATGCCAATACTAGCAGAGAACAATAAGGCTAGACTATTGTATCATTTTAAGAATAGGGGATACAGGGGATACTCAATGAACAGGCCAGACAAACACCTTAACAAGCTATCTAAGACAGAGTTAGAGATAGGCGGTATACCAAACTCATCAGAGGACGTAAAGCAGGCTCACGCATCATCTATTGAGTCTTATATTGAGGAGTATGTTGGACTAGATACGGAGGGTACGTATAGAGATGCGAGCAATATGGGCTCTATGTACTTTACCAGAACACTTGAGGATTGGGCAAGATTTGATATTAATAATAGAACTAATTTTGATGCTTCCATAAGCTCTGGTTTGGCTATTATGGCTACACGTAGATATATGTTTGTGCCAGAGTCTAAAGAATCAAAAATAAGTATTAAATTTGTAACATACGATAATCGTGGAACAAGAAGCGAAATTATAAAAAAATAATGGATAAATCACCAGTTATAATCAATCAATACCCGTTTCCCAATCAAATGGCATCTGAGGAAGAAAAAGCCACTGAAAAATACGGACTAAATGTTGGCAAGGCCATAGAGGGTGAATGGTTTAAGAGAAGAAACAATTCCTGTAGGTTTTACGACCAACGGGGAGAGTTCAATAGACTTAGGCTATACGCTAGGGGTGAGCAGCCTGTACAAAAATATAAGGACGAGTTATCTATAAATGGAGACATGTCGATGCTAAATCTTGACTGGACTCCAGTACCTATTATACCCAAGTTTGTAGACATCGTAGTTAACGGTATGTCAGACAGACTTTTTGAAGTAAGGGCTGAGTCTCAAGATGTTATGTCTGCTGAGAAGAAGAACATATTTCAGGATATGATCGAGGCTGACATGTTAGCAAAAGACTTCTTAAATATTACTAAGGAGGAGTTTGGTATCGATGCATTTAATGTTGATCCAAAAGAATTGCCAGAGAATGATGAGGAGTTGTCATTGTATATGCAATTAAAGTATAAGCCAAGCATAGAAATAGCACAAGAGGTTGCGATCGATACGCTTTTTAAGATGAATGATTATTCAGAAACAAGAAAGCTGGTAGATTATGACTTGACTACTATTGGTATAGCTTGTGTTAAACACTCATTCCTACCAAATGATGGGGTAAATATTGAGTACGTAGATCCTGCTAATTTAATACATAGCTATACAGACAAGGCTGACTTTTCTGATTGCTATTATTTTGGTGAGGCCAAGCAGGTACACTACACTGAATTATTAAAGATAAATCCAAACTTGACGGACGAAGAACTAACGGAAATTAAAAATGCTGGTTCAGCTTGGACTAGTTATTTCCCTATAATTAGAAGCTATCAAGATGATGCATTTCAAAATGAAGTTGTTACGTTGTTATACTTTAATTACAAGACATCTAAACACTTTGTGTGGAAGAAGAAGATATTAGAAAATGGTGGTGAAAAGATAATAAGAAAGGATGAGTCATTCAATCCTCCAGTTGAAGAGGGTATGATGTTCGAAAAGGTTGAGGCGGTTAGAGACGTATGGTATGATGGTATACTTGTAGCTGGTTCAAATATTTTATTAAAGTGGGAGTTAATGCGTAATATGGTTCGGCCTAAGTCTGCAACACAGATGGCATTACCAAACTATGTATTGCACGCACCTAGAATGTACAAGGGGATGAAGGAGTCTCTAGTTAGACGAATGATCCCATTTGCTGATCAGATACAATTGACTCACCTTAAGCTTCAACAGGTAATGGCTAGAGTTGTTCCTGATGGGGTATTTATTGATGCAGATGGTATCAATGAGGTTGACTTGGGTACTGGTGCAGCATACAATCCAGAGGATGCGCTTAAGTTGTACTTCCAGACAGGTAGTGTTATTGGTAGAAGTTATACACAAGATGGTGACTTTAATAACGCAAGAATTCCGATTCAAGAGTTAAACTCAAATAGTGGTCAAGCAAAAATGGCTGCACTTGTTAATAACTATAACCACTATCTAAGTATGATTAGAGATGTGACAGGCATTAATGAGGCTAGAGATGGAACGTTACCTCATCCAGATGCACTAGTTGGTGTACAAAAGTTGGCAGCTATGAATTCTAACGTAGCTACTAGACACATACTAGAAGCTGGTCTTAACATTACTAAGCGTTTAGCTACATGTGTATCAATTAGGGTTGCAGACATACTAGAGTACTCTGATTTTGCTGAAGAGTTTGCTATGCAGATTGGAAAGTCTAATGTATCTATATTGAGCGAAATAAAAGATTTATATCTACACGATTTTGGAATATTTATAGAGCTATCTCCAGATGAAGAGCAAAGAGCAAACCTAGAGGCAAACATACAGATAGCCTTACAGCAACAGACGATTGACTTAGAGGATGCTATTGACATACGAAACATCAAGAACATTAAGCTTGGCAATGAGTTGCTAAAGGTTAAGAGACGTAAAAGAATGGAGAAGCAACAGCAGGATAAGCAGATGGAATATCAAATGCAAATGCAGACTAATATGCAATCTCAACAGGCAGCTGCTGAACAAAAGGCTCAATTGTTTCAAATGGAATCTCAATCTAAGATACAGATAAAGCAGGCGGAGGCTGAGTATGGTATACAGCAGTTGACAGCAGAGGCTAATCTAAAGAAAGAGTTAATGGCTATAGAGTTTGACTATAATATGCAACTAAGAGGCATGGAGTCAAGTCAATTAATGAGCAGAGAAAAAGAAAAAGAAAAGGCAAAGGATAACAGGGTTGACTTACAGGCAACTAGACAATCAGATCTAATTAACCAAAGAAAAAATAACCTTCCACCTTTAAACTTTGAGAGTAATGAGGATACACTAGATGGATTTGACTTAGAATCATTTAATACTATATAATTATGAAAAAACGAGCAATTAAAACTACTACAGCTCCCCCATTAAAGCTTATTCCAGATTTATATGGTCACTACAGCAATGCTAATGATTATTCTTCATCTGCTGGATTAACACTACAGAAAAATAATTTTACTTTAAAGTCTCATGTAGGTTCTTCCCCAGGATATAAGTTTGGAGATATTAGTGCAGATTATTCAATTCCTATTAAAAATAATAAATTAGATTTGTATGGATCTATTAGTAAGGAGTCATCAAATCCATTCAGTTTAAATGAGATAGGAGCAAAGTATACAATTAATATAGGTAATAAAGATAAAAATAAAAATAAAAAAAAGTTATAACTTTGTAATAAATTAAATTAAATAAAATGGAAGGAGAATTTAAAGTAAGGACTGTAGAGTTCGAAGAAAAAAGTGTTGCAGAAATTGAAAATCAATTGCTAAAGGAGCATGATGATAAAATAAATGGAACACCTGAATCTGAGAATATAGATACTGTAAACTTACAACCAGTAGTAGAAGAAAATATTGTTGAAGAACTAGACGATAATAGAGTTCTTTCATATCTTGGGAAAAGATGGAATCGAGAGATTACATCGTTAGATGAATTGGCAGACCAACGAAGGGATAACGAAGAGTTACCTGAAGATGTGTCTACCTTTTTAAAGTATAAAAAAGAAACTGGACGAAGCATCCAAGACTTTAGTCAATTGAGTAAAGACTATGATGCTGAAGAACCAAATTCTTTGTTGTTTGAATATTATAAGAGTCAAAATGCAGATTTAGACGCTGAAGATATTAAGTTTGATATAGAAAATAATTTTTCATATGATTCAGATTATGATGATGAAAAAGATATCAAGAAAAAACAAATAGCAAAGAAAAAAGAGCTTGCTAAAGCGAAGAAGTATTTCAACGAGTTGAAAGAACAGTACAAGGTTCCACTTGAGTCAAGGGAGTCCTTTGTTCCACAAGAAGAAAGAGATGCTTATAATGCTTACAAGAAAAATAGAGAGTCTTCCTCGCTTAACGATGAAGAGCAACAGAAGAGGTCTAGGTATTTCTCTGACAAAACAAATGAATTATTTTCAGATAAATTCGAAGGTTTCGGGTTTAACATTTCTGAGAATAAGAAGTTAGTTTATAAGCCAGCAGAACCTAAAACCTTATTGCAAGAACAAGCTAATTTAAGTGGCTTCATTTCGAAGTTCTTAAATGATGATGGATATCTTGCAGATGCTGAAGCCTTTCACCGTGCTATTTCTGTAGCCTCAAATCCAGAAAAATTTGCTAAGTTCTTTTATGAGCAAGGCAAATCAGAAGCAATTGATGGTGTATCTAGGGAATCAAAGAATATTGACATGACTAGACAAACACCTCAAACAGCTCCTAGTAATGGAATGCAGGTTAGAGTTTTAGATCAAGAACGTGGAAGCAGATTAGTAATAAAAAAACGTTAAACAATTTAAAAACTAAAAAAAAATGGCTGGTACATTACAAACGAATCCAGGTGTATCGATTACACCTAGCTCAGTAAAGGCAACATTGCCTACAAACTATATTACAAACTTTGATTTCTTAAGTCAGTATCTTCCTGATACATACGAGCAAGAATTCGAACGTTACGGTAATAGATCAATTGCATCTTTCTTACGTATGGTAGGTGCAGAACTTCCTTCTAACTCTGACATGATCAAATGGGCAGAACAAGGTCGTTTACATACAAAATATACAGATGTATTTACTACACAGGTAGCAGGTGCTATTGCTACACCTGTTGTTTATAACATGCAAGCAAGTGTTGTCTGTAACTTTAGAGTTGGTCAAACTGTATTTATTTCTCAGAATGCTGGTACTGCATCAAATAAAGGTGTTATTACCGCAGTTGCTGCTAACGGAAGTACATTTACAGTAGCTTATTATGAGGCTGCTCAAGCTATTATCGCTGGTACATCTTCTACTAATTTATGTACTGTATTTGTTTACGGTTCTGAGTTTCAGAAGGGGACTTTGGGTATGGATGGATCTAACGAAGCTGAAGATCTATTCTTTAGTAACAAACCAATTATCATTAAGGACAAGTACACTGTGTCTGGTTCAGATATGGCTCAAGTTGGATGGGTTGAAGTAACTACTGAAAATGGAGCTACTGGATACTTATGGTACATAAAGTCAGAACATGAGACTCGTCTTCGTTTTGAGGACTACTTAGAGATGGCTATGGTTGAGGGCGTTCCTGCTGCTGCATCATCTGGTGCTTTAGCTACTTTAGCTCCTGGTACTGCATATGTACCTGGTGGACAAGCTCAAACAAATGCTGCTGGTACAGAGGGTATGTTCAATGCTATTGAAACTCGTGGTAACGTTTGGTCTGGTGGTACCCCATCTTCATTGGGTGACTTTGATACAATTGTACAACGTCTTGACAAGCAAGGAGCTATCGCTGAAAATGCATTGTTCTTAAATCGTCAGTTCTCTTTTGATATTGATGATATGTTAGCTGCTCAAAACTCTTACGGAGCTGGTGGAACTTCTTACGGATTGTTCGACAACTCAGAAGAGATGGCACTTAACTTAGGTTTCTCTGGATTCCGAAGAGGGTATGAGTTCTACAAGACTGATTGGAAATACTTAAACGATGCTACCCTTCGAGGTGGTTTAGTTGGTGGTCTAATCAATGGCGTATTGGTTCCAGCTGGAACAATGAGCGTATACGATCAAGTGTTAGGTAAAAATGCTCGTAGACCATTCTTACACGTACGTTACCGTGCTTCTGAAACTGAAGACAGACGTTACAAGACTTGGATTACAGGTTCAGCAGGTGGTGCACAAACAAGTGATTTAGATGCAATGGAGGTTAACTTCTTATCTGAAAGAGCTTTATGTACATTAGGTGCAAATAACTTCTTCATCTTTAAGGGATAAGAATAATTGATATAGAGGGGGGCACGGTGTCTCCCTCTTTATTTTAAATTTTAATTTAAATTATATATAATGGAAAAGATCAAAAGAGTAAAATTAGAAGCGAAAGATCGCATCTATTTATTAAAGGGAGAAGCATCTCCACTAAGCTATTTTATAGCATCAAAAGACACACCAAGAAAGAGATTGCTTTACTATAATGAAGAGACAAACTCTAATCACGCACTTAGGTATGCTAGAAATTCTAATACACCATTTCAAGAAGAACAAGATGCAAATGTTATTTTGGAGCCTATTGTTTTTGAGGATGGCGTATTAAATGTACCAAAAAACAATCCTGTTCTACAAGAGTTTTTACATTATCACCCGAATAACGGTAATGAATTTTATGAGTTTGACAATGAAAAGGATGCTCAGGAAGACATGATGATGTTGTATGATCAACTTGATGCACAGTTAGCGGCAAGAGACTTAGATGTATCTACACTTGAGTCAGTAGCTAGGTTGTTGATGGGATCAAATGTAGAATCAATGAAGACCTCTGAATTAAAGAGAGACGTGATGATGTTTGCAAAACGATATCCTCAAGACTTTATGGAGGCTATAAATGACCCAGCACTAAAGGTAACTAATATAGCCGCTAGAGCTATGTCTGATGGATACCTATCATATCGAAACAATAAAAAAGAAATTTTTTATAACCTTAAGGACAATAAGAAAAAGTTAATGACAATTCCATTTGGAGAAGATCCATTATATGTATTGTCTTCTTATCTACAGTCTGACGAGGGATTAGATCTATACAAATACCTTGACGATAAGTTTTCAGAAAATTAGTATATTTGTACTTTATAAACCCATTTAAACTTTTTAAACAATGGAAAAATTTTTAAGATTCCCTATTTCTGGTAGCACATACATCTTAGTATCTGCAACAAACATTGCATTAATCAGCCAACTTACTGGTACTACTACTGCAATTTATTACAAGTCTGGTGGCTCTGCTACTGATGTTGTAACAATTACTCACGCATCTTTAATTAATGATGGATTTCGTGACTTCGTTCAGAATCAAGTAATCAATGCGTTACAAACGCCTTGGACTGCTGTTTCTTTTGATGTTACTCCTCCTGTAGCTGTATCAGGTATTGCTATATCTTAATTTTAAGCTAAATTAAAAATAAAAGGGCACTTAGTTTAAGTGCCTTTTTTTATTTATCTTTGTAAAAAGCATCCCGATGATAGATGACGTTAGACGTACCGTACTAAACATAGTAAACAAAGATAATAGAGGTTACATAACTCCTGATGAATTTAATACGTTTGCTAGGATGGCTCAAAATGAAATATTTGAGCAGTACATGTACTCGTATACAAATGAGATAGTTAAGCAAAATAATCGACTGAATGGCGAGGGGTATTCAAATATCCCACAAAAGATATCAGAGATGCTTGATAGATTTTCAGTTTATACTCCACTTACATATGATGCTGCTCCTGCAAAGTTTAATACGCCTACTGACTATTACTACATAGAGAAGATAGTGTACAATAATGTTACTGAAGTAGAAAGGGTTGAGCATAGCAAGATATTTAATCTACTGGCATCAAACTTAACTGCTCCAACGGTGAACTATCCAGTTTATATATTGTCAACTGGAACATCGAGTGTCTTGAACCCTCAGTTGTTGTCTGAAGACATAAAAATTTATCCTTTATCTATTACCAATAACGTACTCATAAGGTACATAAGATATCCACACATTCCACTTTGGTCATTTATATCTACTCCTAATGGTGAGGCTTTATTTGATTCAGCAACCTCTGTTGACTTTGAGTTACCAGACAACGACTTTGTTAATTTGGTTGTAAAGATACTACAGTATGCAGGTATTTCAATAAGAGAACAAGAGGTGTCAGCGGCAGCAAAATCAGAAGAGGTACAGGACGCTCAACAAAAACAATAACATATGTCATATATAACTAATTATCAGTACTACACAAATAATGGAACTATCCCACAAGATACCAACTGGGGTTCTTATCAGTACGTAAGTCTATTTGATATTGTTAACAACTTTATGCTTATGTATGTAGGCAACGACAAGCTAGTAAACAATGTTGATAGATACACACTATTGTTTCATGCAAAGAGGGCTGTACAGGAGTTAAACTATGACGCACTTAGAAATATTAAGGTTCTAGAGATAGAGATGGGAGACGATCTAAAGTTAATCCTTCCTCCAGACTACGTGAACTATGTTAGAATATCAATGCTTCGTAATGGACTACTTATCCCATTGGTTGAGAATAGAACAGTAATGTCAGCAACGGCTTACCTACAAGACAATGACCTAGAAGTTGTATTTGATTCAAACGGTCAGGTTGTGATCGCTGACTCAAAGCTAGACATACTAAGACAAAATAAGGAGCTATACACTGGCCCAGGTGCGTATAACGGATCTATGGGATGGTGCTGTGACGGTGACTGGTTCTTTGGATATAGACTAGGGCAGCGGTACGGAATGAATCCTGAAGACTCTAACATTAATCCTAAGTTTTCAATCAACAAATCATCAGGGATAATTGATTTTTCTAGTGGTGTTGAGAATTCATTCATCATACTTGAGTACGTGTCAGACGGAATGGAGAATGGTGACGAGACAAAAATTACAATAAATAAACTAGCAGAAGAGTATCTATATTCTTACCTAAAGTGGGCTGTGCTTAATAATAAAATTGGCGTTCAAGAATACGCCATTGCTAGAGTTAAGAAAGAGAAGACAGCGACCCTTAGAAATACTAAAATACGACTAAGTAACATGCACCCATCAAGGCTATTAATGAGCTTGAGAGGTAAAGATAAATGGATTAAATAATTATGCCTGACTTACAAAGAACATTCCTTGCTGGAAAGATGAACAAAGATGTTGACGAGAGGTTACTGCCTGACGGACAATATCGACATGGGCGAAATATTACCATAGACACATCTTCTGGATCTAATATAGGCGCACTTCAGAACGGATTGGGTGCGAAAAAAGTATATTCTATTACACAGGTAGTAAATAGCTTTGTTGGACACGAGAGTGTAACCAAAACTATAGGTGCGGTTGCGTATGAGGCTAAGAACCTTATATATTGGTTTATTACATGTCCATCATCAAACGCTATAATAGAATATAATCAATCTAGCGGAACAACGTCAAGGGTACTTGAGTGTCCTGTATCTGGTGGTTTAAACTATCTAAATTTTGACTCAGATAGAATAATAACAGGTGTAAATTACCTAGAGGGAGAGGACGGTAACTCATACTTATTCTGGACTGACAACTATAATCCACCTAGAAGAATCAACATAACAAGGTGCAAATCTTATGGTCAAAATGACCCAAGAATTCCATTAGACATAAATGTTATTCTTAACCCTCCAATGACCGCTCCGTACATATTCCTAAGTAATGACAGTACAATCCAAACAAATAATCTAGAGGAGAAGTTTCTATACTTTGCGTACAGATATAAGTACATAGACAACGAGTACAGCTCAATATCTCCGTTCTCTTCAGTTGCATTTGTTCCAGGGCCACTTAATATAGACGTTGAAACTGGTGATAATAAGGGAATGGTCAACACCAAGAACAAGGCTGATATTACATTTGAGACAGGAAATCAATTTGTAACAGAGATACAGTTGCTTGTTAGAGACACTCGAAGCTTAAATGTAATGATTATAGAGAGTTTGAATAAGGCAAACATGTCAATACAAAGTAACAGTACGTTTAGCTTTACATTTAGAAATAATAAAATATATGCTCCTATATCTACAGATCAGATAACAAGACTGTTTGACAATGTACCGTTAAGGGCTCAGGCACAAGACATGATAGGAAATAGGTTGCTATATGGTAACTACCTACAATTTAGAAACATTGCAGACTGTAATGGCGTTGGCATAAACATGAACTTTACTGTTAACTATGCATCATCTGCTATTCCTACAGATCCTATTACATCACTTTTTATTCCAAAGCCAACATTCAGAAGTGACAGGGACTACGAGGTAGGAATTATATATGGTGATGACTATGGACGCATGACAACGGCACTTACGTCTACCAACACTAACGCTACAAATAATAGTACCAACGCTGTATACATTCCACCAAAAGAATCAGACAAAGCAAATAGTTTAGTAGTTAACATAGTAAATACACCTCCTTGCTGGGCTACAAACTATAGACTTGTAATAAAACAGGCAAAACAGACATACTATAATATATTTCCAAGAGGTTTTTTTGCACAGGGTTCATTTAGATATTTTTTAATAAATGAATCTGATAGAGATAAGTTTAGTGTGGGTGGTTATATTATATTTAAAACAGCTAATAATGGACCAACTTATAGTAATAAACAATTTAAAATACTTGAGTTTGAATTAAAACAAGCTTTGTTTTTACCAACTGCTCCAGAGGGGTTATACTTTAAAATAAAAGTTGATTATTCCGATACATTTTTAAATGCAACTACAATACAAAATATAACTACTACTAATCAGGGGACTAATTGTTCAAATCCTGGAAATAATGCCTTTCAATATAGCACACCTGTTTTAAATAATGCAGGCTTTCCCAGCAACCCTGTTCTTTCATATGTATCTTCACCTGTGCTTTATGGTTCATTTAATAGTAATCAAAATGCCATATCTATAAATTTTTTAGGTTCATATTTAGTTGGGGGAGTTTCGTTTACTGGATCTCAAGGTAATTATTGGGGCAAACGTGATTTAAGATACACAATTGAAATAAGACCTAACAATAAATATAACTACACTTCTGACTTAACGGGTCAATCTGGATGGCAACTAAATGATTTACCTATAATTGTAGGAGCAATAGATTTAATAAAATTGCCGTCTAGTGTTCAAGGCACTTTTGTTTTGGATCCACAATTTGCATTTGCTATAAAATGGAATAGCAATTCAGTATCATCTGGAGATAGATTTAAAATTAACTGTAGATCCAAAAATGGGGATAGTTATTTCCCTGGACCTAATTTAGTTAATGGATTATTGAGTAATGACTATCATGATAATGGTGGTTATGCAATTGTCAATGGTAACTATAACGGCCCCATATATGCTGGAGCTATTATAAATATACAAGTAGTAGAGGATAGATTTAATACACATGCAAATACAAGCGTACAGACATTTACCTCTCAACAAAATTATAAAAATATAGAGGAGTGGTTTGTTGAGTCTGGAGATTACCTTAATTTCAATCAAAACAATAATTCTGGACAAAATATATACTCAAAAGGAATTTCTTTTAGAAATACAGTTGGCCCCACACAAGGAGCTGGAGTTGGAAATGGACAAAATGTACAACTTTATTCTCCATCACTAGGACAAAATGGCCCTACAAATTATGTGTATAATTGGTATAATGGAGTAAATACAAAAATGTTTTTACGTGGATTTGGTTCTAGAGATGGTAATAATAAGCAAAATGTAATAAAAGTTTCTCTAACTATAAGTCAAACTCCTCCAAATAAAACAGTTGTGTGCGAAACTGCTCCATCTGAGAATGATGTAGATATATTTCACGAATTAACCAAGACGTATCCAATTATAAATAATAAGCATATATCAAGGTGGCAGTATAATACAAAACAAAGTGCTGCGGGTGGTACTAGGTTAACACAAACAGCTAAAACTCAACCACATTATTTTACTGCTGGAGAAAAGGTATGTGTAAATTCAGTTGGAATAACACCAACAACATTCTACACAATTACTTCTGTACCTAACAGATACGCTATAATTATAAATCTTCCGTTCCCTGGTGGCCCAACAGTTCCTGGAGGCGTGGCATATACTATTGGTGAAAAAGATCAAACGTCTGTAACAAATGGCGCAACAATACAATTAAATCATCCAGACTCTGTAAACAGTGACTACAATTCCTTTTGTTTTGGGAATGGCCTAGAGTCATACAGGATTAAGGATGACTATGCGAATGCAACCATGGGGTATAGCCCAAGAGTTACAACAATAATAGAGGACTACTCTGAGCAAAATCAATTTGCATCGTTAACATATAGTGGAATATTTAGGGGTGACTCATCTGTAAATAGACTAAATGAGTTTAATCTATCACTTGCTAATTTCATGAATTTAGATAAGCAGTACGGGCCTGTAAGAAAGCTACATGCTAGAGACTCTGATCTATTGGTTTTACACCAAGACAAAGTCACATCTGTATTGTATGGTAAGAACTTACTAGTTGATGCTTTAGGAGGTGGTCAGGTAGCATCTATACCAGAAGTACTTGGTAATCAGATAGCATATCCAGGGGAGTACGGTATAAGTAATAACCCTGAGAGCTTTGCTTATAATGGAAGTGAAATTTACTTTACAGACGAAAAGAGGGGTGTTGTACTAAAGTTAACTGGGAATCAAATATCTAACATATCGTCAGATGGTATGACAGACTACTTTAGAGACTTAATGATCGACACAACGAATAAGCAAAAAATAGGGGGGTATGACCCATACAACAGGGCATATGTAATTTCTTCTAATCAAACAACATCAATACCTTGTCAGTTATCATTGTTTCCAACTCAAAAATCAGTTGGATCTTCAATAGGTGGAACTCCTATATTTTTATTTGCTGTTACCACGCCTCAGCCTACTTGGGCTATACAATTAATTGACAATGGATTTGGGACAAATTGGGTAACTTACTTTTTTCCTCCAGGAGGATACGATCAACTTATATTTGGAAATATAGCTCCAAACAATACTGGAGCAGTAAGAAGTGTTATATTTAGGGTCTATTATTGTGGAGTATATAAAAACTTTATGTTAACACAAGGCAGCGGTACTCTTACTGCAATAACAAATATTGTACAAACAAATCCAACATTTTAATAAAATGAATACAAATCAATCGTTTGAATATACAGGAAGTTCTCAGTATGACATAAATAATGTTATACTTAGTAATGCTAGCATTGCATTATTTGATACGTTGACTGGAGTTGGTGGGGTTGACTTTATGCCATCTAATGGATCAGTTGTTACGGTAAAGTCTGGAGATCCATCTGGAGCATTTAATGGCTTAGTGCCTACATTAAACAATAAGTTATACTATTTAGTTTCAGATCAACTTTATGATCAGTCAGACACAGATATAATGATAACCGATCGAACAGAAATACCTGTGATTTTTAACGGTGGTATATTTGAGGGCACGTTCACATTTGTCAATCCAAATGACTATGAATATTTATACCTATTTTGGGACTATTCTGACAATATTGGCAATGCAGGGACTGTGTCTTTTTTAGGTGAAACATCAGACAGGTCTATATTGTTTCCACTTGGAATTAATATTGGCATAACAGGTATAAAATATAATGCAATAGATTACCCTACTAGATTTCAGATAATGTGGGGTGACGTTATTGTTGCTGACTCGCAGTATGTTGGGTTAAATACATTGTCAAACTATGATGCATTAATAAATAATGGTGTAGACCCATCAAATATAGCACTTCAGGCACCGTATGATGGACTAGTAAACAATGGTGCTGGTAGTCTATTATTTAAAAAGTTTGCTGCTGGAACTGGATTTGACGATGCTACAATTATAGTATCATCTCCTGTTTCTGCAAGTTCAGTTTGGATTATAAGTAGGATCGATACATATTTAAATAGCTTTTGGATAGATATAACTGATGGTACCGATGCTGATGTGTGTACTCAGTGTCCTTTAGATGAATACTATCATAATGGCTTAGGATTACGTCCAGTGTCAGGTGACACTGTATACCCAGTTTCAAATGGTTTGAAAATATTTGAGGGTAACGATGCATATCATATGATTGATACTTCTATATGTACTATTCCAACGCCTGTAGATAAGACATATTGCATAATAAATGATCTAGGTATAGTAACATATATATCTGAATGTAACTGCCCTGATTTTGCGGTACCATTTATATACCAAGAGGACATATATTTTAATATAAATGAAAACGTAAGTATACCAATAAGTGCTGCCAATTTTCCAACATCATGGACCGTTGACACTCCATGTATTAATTGTCTATTAACAGGTGGTACTGATTCTACATTGTTTGAGTATACTGACTGCGATGGAAATTTAAAGAATATAACAGTTTCACAAGGGATTGACATGCCGATATGTACATTATCATTTCCAACTGTTGTAAGAGGTAGTGGATTGGTTTCAGTCAATGGCACATGTAACTCTACCGTTTTCCCTTCTGGGATTACGTTTGACAGTGGAGTACTCTCTGGAATAGTTAATGAGGCTACTAATTTTAGTATGGATTTAGTTGCTGAAAATTGTTTTGGACAAAGCGAAACTAGAACAATAGGTGTTTACATCGGTCAATCAAGTGATTACAACCCATTCTTAATAGACATAGAGCAATTTAAAAAAACATCTGCTGACTGTTGCACTATAACGCCATCGTTCACACTTTCATACTTTAGTGGTTCTGGACTAGTTCCAACAAAAGGAGATCAAATATTTTTAGATAGAAACGGAGAAGACTTTCTTATTGGTGGTAATAAGTGGTACTATATAGATAAGTCAGACTACGTAATAAAGATTGATTCAAATGGATACGTAAATAATATAGCTGTGTGCCCTGGTAGTACTACAACAACTACAACTACAACTACTACCACCTTGCCTGCTGGTGATTATTTTGAGGCACAGGCATGTTCAGATCCAACTATATCTGTAACATTATTAGATTCAAGTATGTTTGGTATATTGGTTGGAGATGTAGTTAAGACTACAGACGGTAACTGCTGGACCATAACAGCATCGTCTATTGGAGGATTTCCATTTTACTATATAGAGAATCCAGTTACTATATACCCCGACTGTTCAACGTGTACGGGCACAACGACAACGACAACTACGACAACGACTACGACAGCTCCAGTTATCACTCCATTTAGTATGGACATTACTGGTACGACATCTAACTTTAATGCGTGTACCATAACACCCTCTCTAACAACTATGTACCATAATGGTGTTAATCCTAATCCAACATTAAATGATTTTATTTACTCTGATGCATTGGGTGCTAATTTATTTAATGGTGGTTACCTATGGTACTACTCTGATTTTGGCGGTGGTTCATTAGCTGCGATTAACATAGCTAATACGGGGCAGGTGTTGCAGGTTAATAACTGTCTAGTCGTTACTACTACAACAACAACTACTACAATACCGTTCTTCTATTATTATGGTGAGAAATGCACAAACTTGGGCGGTCCTTCATACTTACTAGAGTATCAGAATCTATCTGGTTTTGATATTGGAGCAATAGTAAAAGATAGTGCTGGTGAGTGTTATCAGATAATGTCGGCTACAGGTCCAGGTATAGTTGATGGAACAATATTTTTTCAGTATGAAAACTGTGCTGACTGCATAGGAATTACTACGACTACTACGACTACTACGACTACAACTACTACGACTACTACGACTACTACTACGACTACTATGCCACCATTGACAGAGGTAATTTGTAAGACTGGATCATATATTAACGTATGTAATGGCGATATATCATTGTACTATATTACAGATACACTTGGATCAATGATAGGAGGTAATATATACACAGACCCATCTGGAATAATATTGGCTCCAGCAAATTACTACATGCTTTTTGATGGGTCAATTGCTTATGAGTGGGATGGGTCTATATGGACTGGAAATACTAAAATCTGTTAATGAAGAGACTAAGATTTTTATCTGCACAGCCAGCAATAGATTATTATTCTTGGCAGGTAGAGATTTATATACATAACTTTATAAGTCTTGGTTATAAAGAAAACCATATAGATATTGTTGCAGGCTATCAAGAAGACATACCTGAGTCATGGATAAAGCTACAAAAAAGATTTCCAAAGGCTAGGTTTTTTTTCTATGAAGACACTATGGGAGAGTGTAAATATCTTCCAGCAATACAGGGTCATTTATTGAAAAAACATTTTAAAGCCCATCCATATCTAAAGAGAGACGCTATTTTCTTTCATGATGCTGATTTTTTATTTACTAAATATTTTGATTTCTCAAAGTTTTTACATGATGACATTTGGTACTTCTCTGATACCATAAGCTATATAGGATACGATTACATAATGAGCAAGGGCGAGGAGGTCTTAGATGCTATGTGCGAAACAGTCGGTATAGATAAAAATGTTATCAAGAGCAATCAGAAGAACAGCGGTGGAGCACAGAAGTTATTTAAAAATATAGACCATGAGTACTGGGAGCAAGTGGAAGAATGCTCTTTAAAACTGTACGATGTTTTAATAAATAAGCAACATGTAAAGAAGGAGGGAGACCCACATGGAATACAGGCATGGACGGCAAGCATGTGGGCAGAGCTTTGGATGGGATGGAAGCTAGGACATAGCGTTGTTGTTCCTAGTGAGTTTGATTTTTGTTGGGCCACGTGCCCTATATCAAGATGGGATAGTGTCAATTTTTTTCATAACGCAGGCGTAATGAATGATAAAATGGGAATGTTTTGTAAGGCAAAGTACATGGACAAGTATCCGTTCAAAGAAGACTTGAATGTTGTTCCAGAAAGGTGCTCTTATATGTACTATAAACTATTAAAATCTATTGATACTTGTCTTGAGTAATTTTTTTGTAAATTTGTACTATGGCAGATGTAACTATTTCGTATTCTGAGAAGGTTTCTGGGTGGACCTCCTTTTGGTCTTATATACCCGAATGGATGGTGTGTCTAAATAGTGATTTTTATACGTTTAATCAGGGTAATTTATATAGACATAATGACGTATCAATTCCAAGGACTAGGTACTACAATAATGTTGTTTATGGGTGTAGTGTTCAGACGATATTTAATGACGATCCAGCAAGCGTAAAAATGTTCAAGACAATCGATCTTGACTCCAACAATAGCTGGAACGTAAGTCTAACTACAGATCTTCAGGACGGAAGCATATCAAGGGATTGGTTTGAAATAAAGGAGGGGGAGTGGTATTCATTTATACGATACAATCCAGAAAATCTATCATTGCTTACTAACATCAATCAGGTAGATGCATCGGCAAATTATATGCGAGGAATGGGAATAATAGCAACGGAAACTTCTCCTATATATACATTAAATCTAAGTGCAGTAACACCTAACTTTAGCACTACATATACATATGGATCAAGCGTGTACACACTAGACCAAGGGCCACTAGGGACTGGCGCACTTGTGTATCTAGGTCAGCTTGACTTTACAACTAATTCAGGAGAGGTTCATATGATACCAGGGACTGTGGTGGCTACCCCAAATCCTGGTCAATACCTAGTATCTATATCAGATCCACTCGCACAGTCATACGGTGTTAGGGGTTACTACCTAGACATTACATTAACTCTCCCAATTACAGAGACCGCAGAGACAGAATTATTTGCTGTTGGAACGTCAGTTTTCAAAAGTTATATGTAAATTTGTTTATGGATGTAAGGTATTTAATAGACAGCGACTACGAAATACTAGTTGACTGGTGGAAAGATTGGAGATGGGATGCACCTCCAAGAGACATGCTCCCACAAGATGGAGTTGGCGGTTTAATGGTTTCTAAAGATGGCGTTGACATATGCGCTGGATTTATATACTTCACAAACTCAAAGACGGCATGGATAGAGTTCATCGTTTCAAACTTCAAATACAAAGAAAAAGA